TTGACAACAGCATTAGCTGCTAATTCATCTGCTCCTACTGCATCGTCAGCTAGGTGTGCATTATCAATACTTCCATCTGTATAATGTTCAGAGTCAATAGCATTATCAGCTATATGAGCACCAGTTACAGCATCTGCAGCTAGGATATCCCCATCTACTGCATCGTCTGCTAACATGGAATGCTCTACAGCTGCACTTGCTATAGTAACAGCACCAGCATTAGACATGGTTACGTCACCAGATACAGCTACAGCTGTCGGGACGTTAGAACCATTACCGACTAGTAGTTGTCCACTAGTTACATTTGCTAATTTACTATGTGCAATAGCGGCGCTAGAGTTTATATCTGCATTAACTATAGAATCATCTACAATTTTAGATGAGTTTACAGAACTTGCAGATAGATGTATGAGATCAATTGACCCATCTTTATAGTGGTCTGAATCTAGAGCATTGTCAGCTATCTTAGCTGTAGTTACACTTCCATCAGTAATATCTTCACTAGATAACGGTATTTGTTGCTCTTCTTGTAATGCATAACGTGTTTGTTTAAAATTAGCATTTAAGTCTTGAGCTCGTATAGCGGAACCAGCTACAAAAGTTGCTGTATCAGCATCTTCTAATGTTGTATCCCGATAAACCCTTACTGTAACTCCACTTAGCGGAGCTCCAGAAGCGGCTTGATAAGTAGAATCAACACCATTAGTATTATGAAAAGTTAGAGTAGAAGTATTAACATTAACTGTATATTTATTTGTGGCTTGAGTGACGCCGTCTAATGAAACCCTAACATCAGTTCCGTCTGTCTTTATTACTGGAAATGTATAAGTAAATGCTAAGTCACTCCCATCAGGTGCACCGCCACCATTATCTGTATAAGTTGTAAAAGCCATCGTGTTTAAAAATTAAATTGTTTTGGGCTATTTATTTAGTTGTAGTAGCTCGTCATATTCACTTGTTTGTTTTAAGCGTTGCTTACCTCTTATCTCTAACTCTTTAGCCTCTGCTATTAAATCTTGCACTTCTTTGGTTTGCCTCATTTTAGCCCAAGCTTTTAGCTTAGCTTTTCTAAATAAATTATGAATTAGTTTATTATGTAAATAATACTTTTGAGGATCTAGATCTCTATTACCATTACGTAAATCGTGATTCATTTGCTCGATAGAAGCTTGAACTCTAGGATCTTCAGCTAATTTGTTTAGTTTCCTTTCCAACCTCTCCATCCCAATATATTGTTGGAATAAAGATCTTAATCTTGGTGAATCTGATAAATCAGTACCGTCAGGACCGTAGTACGTTGACATTCTGATATCATAACCACTATCAAATAATAACTTCCTACCTGGACCTTGGTATAGGTTCAGTTGAACAGGCCAAAACATTTGGAACATTCTTGTTGGGAAATCATGATCTCTAATTGGTTGTCCATTTAACATATCATATTTGGTAGATATGGGGTCTACGGACAAATGTTCAGATATTAGGTTTCTATTACGTATGGCATCGCCAATACCTGAACCTAATTCTTTCATGTGAGGGTTGAATAACTTACCAAGTTCATTTCTTAACCCCGCCATAGGTACCACATTATTCATTAAACCAGCAATGATTCTATTTTGCTGACCAGGACGGCCTGCGAAAAGATCTACAAACTGTTGTATTCCTTGTAAGTATGACTTACTTGCTGCTCCTTGAGCTATTACTAAAGATAATTTCTGGAATTGATTCTCTGTCCACTCATCTCCCATTAACTGACTATGATCACCAACATCAGCTAGTGTAGCAAGTATTTGGTTGAATGGTTCAAATGCATCATAGCTAACCCATGTGTTACCAATCTTTATACTTCTAGGTACATATCCAGCATCAATCCAAACTTGACGTTTTTGTCTATCTGTAGGACCGTTACCAGTCAAACCACCATTTAAGAAGTGGTGACCTGCCATCATTATGACACCAGTTCCTATAGCTAAACGGCCTTCTTGTAATCTCTTAGCATTAATCAGATCTGTAGCATTATTAATGCCATATTTAGTTACATTACTTAAATCATCAACGTTAGCCCAAGCTATATCATTAAATTCTTGAACTAAGAAATTCAATCCAGGAGTATGTTTAGCAGTTAATTCTAAACCGTTAACACCTGTTCTAGCAAATAGGAAGAATGGTTTAGCCCAAGGTGTAGCGTCAAATACTTGATTTAAACCTTTAGAAAATCCTTTAAGATCTGTAGTAAGTGTAGCTTCTTTTTGAGCATATCTAACATTTTGACCGACTTCTGTATCTATCCTTATATTACCATCTGCATCTAATATTTGACTTAAGAAATTATCTTCAGAAGCTTTAATTACATCTGGAGTAATTTCAGTGAACTGTCCTTTATTAAAACCATCTAAAGCTTCTCTTACGGCTTTTTCTCGAGCCTTAGCTCGTGCTAAGATATACCCGAAGGTATCATCCGTTGCAGCCATTATTTTAGTAGAGTAAGTTAGATATTTATTATCATTAGCCCATCTAGCTACATTAGCTATATTATAAGCAGCCTTATCACCAAGCGTAGCATTAGGACTATTTTCGATCCAATGACCGAACATTTCCCACTGCTCATCACCTTTAGTATATTCAGCATACCTAGATTTTACAGTAGCTATATCGCCAGCCCAATAAGAATTAAGTCTAGTTTTAAATAAAGTAAAGGCTTCTGGTAGAGTTTGCATCATAGCATTAGTAGAAGCTAAAGCAGCTCTTAAAGTATCACCATCTCCAGTGAATGGGAAGCGTATAGCAGCCCCTACAGCTGTAGAAATAGGCCTTAGGAAAGCAGCAGATCCAGTACCCATAATAGCTCTCATTGGAGTTTTAGGACCACTAAGTATGCTGTGAACCATTACTTTTTCTAATTCTCTGATAGCTAATCCAGTTCTTTTTTGACCATTAAAGTCCCCACCTTTTAGCTTCTTACGTATCCAATTATCAAAGTCATTTATATTTTCAATCTCTTTCGTCATTGAGACTGTTTCGAAAATAGCTTTGAATAGATCATCATTTTCACTTTCACCAGCTACTCTAAGTGCTAAACGATAAGCATCAATAGATTCATCAACTTGAGACTGTAAAGCTTCTGCAACAAATTGTTGTCGATTAGCTCCTGCACCAAGTCCTCTGAATTCATCTGATTGTATAATCCTTGAACGTTTAACTTCAGTTGTAACTGTTAATAGTTTATCAAATAATGTGTGAGCAGCTCCATCTACATCACCTAAATCAGTAATATCAGCTAATTCTCTACCAACTAATCCTAAATCTCTAATTTCTCTAACTAAAGAACCGATTAACAGGTCTCCAGCTACGACGTTTTTAGATGACCAAGCAACCATTTCATCAGGTGTATCTTCAAAATACCTGTGAGCACCTTCGAAATATTCTGCTAAGTAATCTTCTGGGCTTTGATCTGCTGCTTCTCTACCTAATCCAGTTCGTTGGAATTGCTCAATAGCATCACCCCATTTCTCTGACATCGTAGTTCTACCAGCTCTAATAGCTTCTATTTCAGCATTAAATCTAGGTTCACTAACTAAATCTCTGAAGATCTGTGTGAGGACATCTTCGCTTAAACCTGATGTTCTAGCAGCAACTTCTAATTGAACAGGAGTTGTTACTGAACCTGGTGAACCTTCTTCAGCTCCCCATTCAGTTCTAGTTCTACGTTGTCTATCTCTTACATCAACTGGATTATCTTTAGAAGTAGGTGAACCTTGTCCAGGATCAGCGAGTGGTTTATTTTTGTGACCACGGAAATCGGTCCCACTTTCAAATAATTCAAGTTGACCTTTCTCAATAATTTGTTCGTCTACACTTGCAGCACGAGCATCGCCTTTCGCAACGGCTTGTTCAGATAAGTCTTCTACAATCTCTTCACCGGCTGGTCCTAGTCTAATACGTTTAGCACCTTTACCTATGATACGAAAGATTCCATTAGCTATTTCACCGATACCCATACCTTCTACAACATTTTTTAATGTCATAACTACAGGGTGATCGGTATCATTGGTTGTTAAAGGTGTATCAATGAAACCATAACGATCTCTTAGTATCTGTAAAGCGTTGGCATCTTGAGAGTACTTAGAGGCTAAGTCAGAAGCAGCACCAACGGCTGCAGCTCTTGCCCAAGTATTACCCCAAATAGCAGCACCGGCTCTTACAACTCCACCTATTCCAGCAGCTGTGCCTGCGGCGGCAGCACTAGGAGCGGCGGCAGCTACAGCACCAGTAATTGCTGCTGCCATAGTACCAAAGTGAGTAGCACTACGAATAAGTCCTCCCCACCATGTTTTTGTTTCTATTGGGTTTCTATCGTCTACGAAGAAATCATCCCATTCAGCAGTATAACCGTCATCTGTCTTCATCTCTTCTTGCATCTCACCAGTTATGATATCAAGACCACGTTCTGGTAAGGTTACAATAGAAGAAGCAGTATCTTGTACACCGCCCATGAAGGCTGATTGTAGTTCCTTCACTACACCACCTACTCCCCAAGATTCTTTGTTTCTAGGGTCAGCAAGCTCCGCTTCATATTGTTGAGCTGAAGCTGCTTCTGTTTCTTCTGCTAATATCTGTTCTTTTTCTTTGGCTTCAGCTTGCTGCTGCCATTCAGTATTAGCATCTATTAAATTTTGAATTTGACCAGCTGCATCACTTAGAGATGTGCTAGGCCCAATTCCTGGGGCTTGTGTCATAATGTATTACCTCCAATCCTCCGTTGTTGGATTCCATTGTGGTGGTGTTTCAGTTGTTTCTACTTGAATACCAGGTTGCACTGCTTCTACTATATTAAAATTACCTTGGTTTTTAGAATAAACAGAAGCTTTTCTAATTCTATTATAACTTGGTTTGAAAGTCATTAAATATTGAGCAAATTTTGGTTGCAATCCTAATTTCTGAATAGCTTGAGGTTGTGGTAACTCTTTACCAGTTTTAGCTCTGTATTGAGCAGCAGCTACATGCCAATCGGTAAGTAGACCTATACTGTCTGAATGTTTTAAATTCTGTGCTAAATAGCTACAAATAGGTGGTAGAGAAGTGGTTAATGGATTAACCGCAAACGCTTCTATCTGTTTCATATCAGATTCATTTAATATTACAGTACCTTCTAAAGCTTTTTTAAGATTATTGTTATTAGCTTCCATTCCTGTTTGTAGTTTTATTAAAGCTTCATTAGCATTTGTACTATAAGATTGATTGACACTAAGTGAATCTTGCTGTACTAAAGATCTATCACCAGATTTATAGGCTGCAAATGCATTCTTAACTTGATCCATAGCATACTTATGTTTCTCATCTGGGGTAATAAATTGAGCATTTCTATACTCTGAAGCATATAAAGCTTTTGCATTATTAAATAAGTCTAAATATGTACCAGATTTAGTTTGAATTACACCCATTGTTAGATCTAAAGCATCTCTAGAAAGATAATCTATGCGCTGATTTGCTTCATTATAATGCCTTTCATTTAAGCCTTGGCCTAATGCTGATTCTGATATATCTTTCCACTTTTTATAAAGTGCGTCATCTCCTTTGATTTTTTCATACAAAGTACCTATAGGTAAACCTATATCTTGTCTATGCTTCATTTCTGCAACTACAAATTTATCACCACGATCTTCTAAAGTATTAGCTAATAAATTGTTAATACGTGCTGGTACTGCTCTACCAGCATTTTCAGGTAATGATTGCCATTGAGCAATAGCTGAAGAGGCTTCTGCTTCAGTTAAAGGATACCCTCTCTCATCTGTCCTAGTTTTTATATGACTTAGAAATCTATCTGCTTCAATTGCATGATCCGTTTCTTTTGCTTGAAGAGCAGATCGACGAGCCTCTCTTAGTTTAGATGCTAAATCACCATTTTTTTCAGGATTCCAAACATCATTTAACTCTGCAAGACTTACCATCTTACCTTGCTGGCCTTTATGTGGGAATTTACGATGATAAAGGCTTTCAAATTGTTCTGCACTAATATCTCTATTCTTCACCATTTGCAATAATTGCGTTTGAGCCCACTGGTATGCAGCTGTTCTGCTGCCATAATCACCTGCATTAGCTTTGGCAAACTCAACTAAAGCCGCCCCAAGGCTACCATCATTAGCGTTAGCTTTAGTTAAAAAATTACTTCTGGCTGTATTCTCTCTTCCAGTCTTTGCTGCGTTAACTCTTATATCCGAACGATTAGATAATATTATTGATTTTGCCTTCCCAATTCTATCCCAATAAAGTGTAGTTAAAGATTCAGAACTTAAACCACCAATATTATTCTTATTTAATCCTTCAGTTTTTAACCAATAACTAATTAAAGTTTCATCATCGTCTACACCTGTAGAATTAGCAAATGTTAAATCTCCACCATTTGGACCTAAACCAGGTATCTTAACAGAATTATTAGCAATAGCTTCTTTAATATCTGAACTTGCCGTCTCAGCAGCCTGTCCTATTAGAACTTCTTTAGCAATTACACCGTTAAAACCAGTTAAATTTCTAATTTGTTCTGCAAGTTCTCTGTTTTGATTACCACCTTTAGCTTCGATATCTGCAGCAATCCAAGATAAAGACCCAGTTTCGTTAACTAGGTCCTCCTTTCCATCTCTGTATGCTTTTAATTTATCTAAAGTAACTTCATGACCTTTGGCTTTAAGTTCTTGAAATAAAAACCTTTGATCATTACGAAGTCTCTCTCTTCTTTTTTCTCTTCTCTGTGCATCAAGTTTTGCTACTTTAGGTATGGTAGCAAAGAGGCTGCTTTGAAATCGTTTCTTGTCTTCACTTTCTCTTTGACTAGCTGCTGCATTCAATTTTAAAGCTGTTTCAGGCAGCTCAAACCCTTCATTAATTGCTTTATCACTGGCTGCTTGTGGATTAACTAAATCAGCAACCTTATCATATTCAAATCCTAAATCAGGTTTCATAATTAAGCCATCCTAAATTCAACGTCTATAAAGTCATAGATAACACCAAGGAAGCCATTAGGCATAGTAACCACAGCTTCTGGTTTAATGTTTAGTACTTCATCAGCCATGACACCAATATATTTCTGGGTGTCGCCGATATAATTAAACTTGTAAATGTTGTGACCAGCAATCGATTTACCTATTTTGATGATGTTATCCTTAAGATTTGGGTCAGAGGCTGAGAGAGTTTTATATGACGCTGCAGCACCCATACCTGACTGAACAAGACCCGTGATATCGCCAAACATAGCCCAACCAACACTCTGACCTTGTATTCTTGGTGGTTGAACATCTGCAATCGGTGCGAAAGCAGTCTTAGCCCAACTGTGTTGTCCAGCTACTCTAGCTTTTCTTCTAGCAACTGTAGCTGCTGTTGTGTAATCTTCTCTTGCATCACTTAGAGCTTTTGTTCTTTGTGAGTAGAATCTACCTAAAGCGGCTGCTTCTGCAATACCAACTCTTTTAATAGAACGTCCAGTACGGCCTGCTGCAAGTAGGTTACCGTATTGACTTTTCTGCATCGCTTTAATTAAAGCTGCTTGGTTCTCTTGCCAAGCTTTACCTTTTAAGCGATATAATCTCTTTTGACCACGAGAATAAGCTCTATTTAAACCCGATTGTATTTGTGCCAACTGTTGTTTATGTTGTACAACAGCGGTTTTGTATCTTGCTACTTTTTGAAGGTGCTTACGTTTTCGCTTTTCAATTGCGAAGCGGTAATTCGCCATCATATTTTTATTAGCAGTTCTAGCTGCTGCTGCTCCTGCGCACACGGCAAAACTCTATAAAGGACAATTGATTAGGACCAAATGGAAATTCCCGAAGGAATTTGAATCCTAAAAATTTGAGTAGTTTTAAATGAACTTTGTTACGTTTATCAACAACATTCCATAAAAGCGGTTCAGGTCTACTCTCAACCCAACGCTTAGCTTCTCTAGCAAATGTAAGAGGGTATTCTAATATAGCAGGTGTACATAACATCCATATAACTCCGCCTTCATCAACTCCAGCCATCCCGGCAGTCTTGCCGTTAGGCACCTCGAAATAGATACAGGAGCCCTTCTGAGCTTCGTCAACTAGATATATGTATGGATCTGCCCCATGGCCCTCTTCAACCTCTCTACGGTCTTCTAGACGTAAGTTAGAGGCCACGTCGATAGCAGCCTCTAAATTAATTTGGTGGATGTAATTAGACACGTCGGTAAAATTTGTTTGTATAATCACCTTCCCACGTCATTGAATATAATGTAGTAGGAGAGGGATGAGTGGATTTAAGTGTTACTAAAAGATTAGTATTTTTCTCGTATACTGGGACAGTTTGCGTTATAGCTTTCATGATACCAACTTTATTAGCATCATAAGAATCAGCTTCTGTAACTTCCCAAGTTTCCGTATAATCTGGTTTACCAGTTCTTTGTATTAAAGTTTGATATAAACCTGCATTACCTAAATTAAATTTTAAACGGTGTAAAACTAATGAGCCTTGTAATTCAGACCTATGTTTATCTCCAGATGTTTGGGTATAATGTATAGTAGGTAGTTTAACTTCCATATCAAATAGATAACCAAACGTTATATCATGATCAGTCCAATCTCCAGCCCATTCAGCATTATAATCACCGCTACCATCAGGTCCTACTAAAGTAACTTCAGCATAACTACCTATTAAATCTGCATCTTGTATAGCTTGGGAGTCGCTAGTATTAGAATCAGACTCATGACAGTAGACAACTAATTTTCTATATTCTGTACTGGTAGTTGTTGTAGTAACTTCATAACCTTTAGGCAAAGTAAATCCAGTACGTTGAGTACTAGATGAGTAACCAAGGCTAGCTTTTGGAATAATAGAATTAGTATCTATATGAATCCTATATGTAATATCATCGACAGTAGGATCCAGTAAAGTAGCTGTAGCATGACCTGTACTTAACGCTAGGTTTGTACCTCTATCATCTGTAACAGTTGCTGAATTAGCATCGATTTTGATATCAATTCGGACTAATTGATCTTTACTATTATTACGTAAGACAACAAACAATGCATCATCTAAAACAGCATGGTGTTGAATCTTACCAGGTAGTGTCCATGTGACCCAGGATTGTTGTAATCGTTTATTAGATACAGTATAGTATCTGTATACATATAAAGTGTCTGTATTTTTTTCGCTGAAAAATATGATTTGATTCTCTCTTGAATTAGATATTAATCGTAAATCTTTATTAAATAATTTATCAACAAGTTTACTTTGTTCAATGACATCAGGTTCACCTTCTCTAAGTACTCTCGCAACTTCCCAGAATCTGGAATGTCGTCCTGCATTATCTAAAAATCCAATAGTAGTACCTAATGAGATTGGGTTAGTTTGATAGTTAAAATTATAATTAGCTAGTGCATTAATCTTAGCAGTTTGAGGAGTTAATACATCACTATCTGTTGTTAACATAAACTGCTGTGTTTTGGTGAAAAGCACTAAGCCGCTGTTAACTTGAATACCATCATAAATAATAGCAGGTTTATCTGAACTACAAGAGATATCTATAACATCAGTAGGTGTAAATGTTAAAGCAGTTTTCGCCCAGAAATTATAAAAATCTCCTGGCTTAGACATGATGACATTTTCATCAGATAATAAAACTAGTCTATTTCTAAAGAAAAGCATCTTATTAATTTTCTGCCCTATAAAACTAGGCTGTGGATTAGTACCACCAACAGCGGTATCACCAACTAAAGCTGTTTCCCAATCTATTTGATTGACTTCGAATGAACCATTAGCTTGCCTAACAATTTGTATAGGCATTTTAGTCTTATCAAAAGCTATTTGAACACCAGGTTTAGGGCACTCTTCCCATACTCCATCACCATCTATATTGTTATGTCCGTAGAATTTGACATAGTAATCATCTTCATTTTTACTACTGTGGGCAATCCTGACAACATAACCATGTTTACACTGAGTCGGTAGCTCGTCAACATCATTAACGGTATCCGTCATTACATTCAGATTATCACCGCTAGGTGTAGAGATATTAAAAGCTCCTGAAGTTTTAGTAATGTATAAGCCGGTACCTATTTGTTCTATCGATGCACCTCCAGCTCCAGCGAATGCAGTAGCCGAACCACCACTATCTGCTAAAAGTGAGGTACGTATATCACCTAATATAGCATCAGCAGTTACAGCAGTGTCCGTATCGAAAGGTGTTGGCTCAGGCCTACCTAGTGCTAAATTAGCTTTAACTACACTAGTGCTGTGAGCTTCAACTGTAATTTTATATTTAGCATTTTTCATCCAAATATAAAAGAAATCACCTGTTCTCCAACCTTGACCTCCATTAAGAAGTTCTATAGTTGTAGTATATCGACAGTGATAGTGTGGACTAGCGGAACCACCTTCTGGTACTGGTTGTCCTGTAGTTTGTAAACGGAAAAATAAATCTTTTCTATCACCTGCAGAACCGCCAGTAGGAGTTACAGTATAAGTATGAGCAGTACCATTAGCATCTGCAGCGTCGCCTGAATCACCATGATCTATATGGAAGATTCTTGTCTGTACATTAGGACAGAATGAATCAGAGAAGCCATCTATCTCATCTTCCCAACCTAAACCGCACCAATAAGTCCAGTTAGTAGATCCAGGTAGTGTACCACTATCCGGGAAAAATCTCCCTAAGGCACTCATACTCCCATCAGTGACACTATTACAGCTGTTACTACTATCCACCTCACGTTTCCAATCCAATCGAGTAGCAGTATATGTTGTGGTAGTACTATTATCGTCAAATAAATTGACACTGTACTGGCTTGCATAAACGATTTTTTTTAAATCAATGAATGCTTCTGGAGGCCTTGCAGCATTTTTATTTACATTATTACCTTCAAAGTCACCAGCCAGCAGTGTTGCCATTGCTGGTGTAGTCTTATCATGTGTTGTACTTCCATTACTTTTAACCGTAGCACGATTAGTTACATAGGTATAATCGTTAAGAGTTAACGTTTGTAAATCAGAATCATTATAATGTTCTAAATAAGCTTTTAGTGCAGCTTGAGTAGCAGTAGCATTATAAGTAACAGTCCGAGGTAATCCATCATTACAACCCCATACCTTAACAGTACCATCTCTAGCAATTTGACCTATATATTGTTCATCTTCGTCTCTATAGTAATGAAACCATTTACCATTAGTTACTGAATTATTAGCAGCAGTGCCATCATCACTAAGAGACTTAATTAATCTGCTTCCAGGTCGTTTAGTTAAACCTAAAGTAACATCAGGTAATACATTTTTTGCTACTCTAAGTTGCCCGGGAACTTTAAGTTCATCAGGCTGTTGTGATATACCTCCATTATAAGTAGGTATTGTTTGTGTAATACTAGCCATCAGCGTTGTAGTACCATATAAGGTTTATAAGATCTATAGGCAGTTTGATGTGCAAGGCCTATATAATTATGATCTCCTAAAGACGTTTCATATTCTATGCAATTAGCACGTGATGTTGCTTCTTGTGTTTGTAGAAGTTGAACTAGTGAAGGGTTGGATACTAATTGAGTTGCAGCTCTTACAGCCGCTCTGTATGTTATATATCTTTGAAATACATTAGGTAGATCTCCGAATGCATATAAAGTAACTAAGTCTAAATAAAGATCTCCCGTAAATACGTTAGTATGGTCGACCAAATCATAAAGTTTTCCATCCCTAACAACAAGATCTTGTGTCTGATTGACGTAATCGGAATGCTGATCATATCGTAACGTATTAACTGGTAAGGATATATTACCATTCCCGTCAGGTGTTGTCTTAACATGATATTCGGTATTAAAATGCCAACCTTCATTTTGTACATCCTTGTTAACTTCAGTTAAAATGTTATAAATGAAAGAGATTTCTGGGTTTTCATAGTTGAGAGTTGTGATAGGTGACTGTCCGATAGCTCCCAGTATTGAATTCACGGCGGATAGTTCGGTATCGGTGTCAGTTGTGGTAGCCATAGGTATAAATATTTGTGAATAAAAAAAAGGGAGCCCGAAGACTCCCCCCCTTTAAGTTGGTTAATATAGTAAGCTTATGTGAAGCTTGCGTTAGAAACAGCAGTGTTGTTCCAGTTAGCGGATACATCGATTCCGGCAACAAGTTCAACAGCAGCAGCAGGGTTCAAGAAGTCAGCACCCATAGCCAAGCGTCCAAGAATAACGTCGCCTTGGTAAACCACGGATACGTCACCTGAAGTTACTTGTACTTGAGGTCCGATTGCTTCAACCACACCAGCAGCTTCCTTCTGGAAGATCAAGCCACAGGATCCACCAAACTTAGCAGCAGTACCGTAGTTGTTAACGGTCTTCTGTCCACTAGGAGTCGTAGCAGCGTCTTGGTCATCCATATCTTCACCAATAAAGCTACCTTTAGAAGCGGCTTCGTTGATATTAGATACAGCACCAGATGGGAGGTTAGCTAGGTTAACACCATAGTCACCCAGGAATGGGATGTTCATTGACTTGTAGATCTTGATGCCTGCAATGTCAAGAATACCATTACCAGATTGTAAGGCATTACCTGTTTCGTCACGGTTGATAAGGTTGTTAGTTGCACAATTTCTTATCAATTCGTAGTACTGTCTTGGGTTCAATACTGCAACACGTCCGTCACCACTAACACCTTTTTCATCTAGGATAGCAGCTGCCTCGAAGAAGGCTTGTACTAGCTTAGTTGAATCATAAGCATCAGTTGCGGCGGTGCTGTTAGCAGCTCCAACCTTAACAATACTACCACCTGGTTCTACGAAGTTAGCCATAGAGACCGGTGCTGGCTGTCTAGCAGCCTTTGTGATCGCACGGAAGATCCGGCGGTCATAGTTTTCGGCTAGTGCGTAGCCGATCTTACGAGAGATTTCTCCCCTCAAATCGTAGTGAGCAAGAGTCTCA